ATTTAGGATATCTTCCTATCCGTGTTAAGTCATTACCTGAAGGTATTGAAACAAATGCTAATGTCCCTCACATGACTTTCATAAATACTGTTCCTGGGTTTGCCTGGTTAACCTTGTATTTGGAAACAATCATTTCTTCCCTTGCCTGGAAACCTACTACTTCGGCAACTATTGCTTTACAATATCGCAGAAACCTTGTAGAATGGGTAATGAAAACTGACCCTGCTAATGCTTGGTTAATTGATTATCTTGCACATGACTTCTCTGCCCGTGGTCTTTCTCCTTGGGATATGTTATCATCTGGATTAGGTCACGCATTTTCATTCCGTGGATCTGACTCAATCGTTGTTATTCCCGGCGCTCGTTATTTCTACGATGAGCCTGAAGATGAGGTGTGTATCAATTCTGTAAATGCTTCTGAACACTCTGTATCTACTACAAAAATCTTTACAGTTGGTGAAGAGCAAATGATGGTAGATTGGTTAAAAGATTTTCCTGAAGGAATCTTTTCAATGGTTTCAGACACATTCGACTTGACAATGGTTGCAAAACCTGGGCCAGGCGGTTTCTGTTATAACCAAAAAGAATTAATCATAAACCGTAACGGCAAATTGGTTATTCGTCCTGACTCTGGTAATCCTGCAGATATTATCTGTGGTCACGGTCGTACTGAATTAACTGATGCAGAAAAACGTGCTGGCTATCCAGAGTTTTATACCAAAGGACTTATTGAGTGCTTATGGGAAATCTTTGGTGGGTCTGTAAATGAACAAGGATTTAAAGTTCTTGACCCACATATCGGAGCAATCTATGGAGATTCAATTACTTTGGAAAGACAAGTTGAGATTTATGAAAGACTTGCTGCTAAAGGATTTGCTGCAACAAATATTGTTCTTGGGGTAGGATCATTTACATATCAATGTAATACTCGTGATACTGTTGGTTTTGCTGCTAAAGGCGCATGGTTTGAAGCAAACGGTATTGGGTATGATATCTACAAAGATCCTGTTACCGACGACGGTACCAAAAAATCATTAAAAGGTAGAATTGCTGTTCTTGAAGAAAATGGTGAATATGTTGTGAAAACACAATGTACCGCTGAAGAAGAGAATACCGGAGTTCTACAAACCATATATGAAAACGGTCAATTTTTTAATCAAACCACATTGACTGAAATTCGTTCTAAAATTGCACAATTAGCAAATGAAAATAATTAAACCTACTTCAGAAAATCAAGAACCTCAAGGGATCCGAGTATTTCTTGCTGGTTCAATCGAGATGGGTAAAGCAAAGGATTGGCAGGACTCTACTGCCAATCTTTTTTCCGATATAGAAAATGTAACTTTCTATAATCCACTTCGTGAAAACTGGGACTCAACATGGTCTCAAGATCAAAAAAATCCACAATTTAACTACCAAGTAAATTGGGAACTTAATAGCATTGATAATAGTCATATTGTTTTCTTTAACATTTTACCTGATACCAAAAGTCCAATTACTCTTATGGAATTAGGTTACTGCGCATCATCAAAACCTTATGTTATTGTATGTTGCCCAGAAGGGTTTTGGAAAAAAGGAAACGTAGACATTATATCTACAAGGTCAAACATTCAAGTATATGAAGACTACGATAAAGCAGTAGGTGCATTAAGAACCCTTATTCATAAAGAACTAATTGGTTCTTCAATGATATAATCAATAAACATATACATATGAATTTAATATTTGACGGAAACTACTTATTCTATAAAACTCTTTTTATCTTTGGAGGTTACTCAAACGGTAAAAGATTACTTGAAGACCAAAAAGATCAAGATATGTTCATGAGAAAAATCGCAACTGATATGTCTCATGCTATTCGTGCTTTTGGTAATCCTGACAAAATTGTTTTTACGATTGACTCAAGATCTTGGAGAAAAGATGTTATTATTGAAGATGGTGACTACAAAGGCCATCGTACTAAAGATGAGTCAACAATTGATTGGGATACTTTTTATAAATGTATGAATGAGTTTGGTCAAATCCTTAAACGTAAAGGTATTATTGTATCTAAAGAAGAACGCGCTGAAGGTGATGACTTAATGTACTTATGGGCAGACCGTTTCTTTAAAAACGGGGAAGATTCAGTTATTATAACAGGTGATAAAGATCTTACTCAATGTATTCGTTTTGACGGTAAAAACTTTGTTGTTGTGTATAACCCAAATTCTAAAACCCGTAAGATTGTAGCACCTGTTGGTTTTTCTCATTGGTTAAAGAAAGATGATTATGATCTTTTTGATGCAAGTACATTTATGAATAACAGTAAAGACTTAATTGCTGAGGCTCTTAACGCTGTTGAGATTCAAGAGATCGACCCGGAATACATTATCTTTGAGAAAGTAATTATTGGAGATGCTGGGGATGCTGTACCACCAATCTGGACATGGGAAAACAAAGGTAAAACATTTAGAGTTACTCCTGCAAAAGCAGAAAGAATTTATGAATTGCTTAACAAAGTAAAATTCGTTGATGATGTCTATGCTTTACCAGAAAGAGCTACGGAAATTGCAAACGGGATTCTATCCACCTGCAAACAAGTTGCAGACATAGAAAAGATTCGTGAAAGACTTGTAAGAAATCTTACACTTGTATATCTTGATGACCGAGTAATTCCTACTGATATTATTGAGAAATTTGAAGAGTCTTTCGCTAAAGATTCAAACCGTACACTTCCTGCTGTTAAATATGATATGTCATTCTTACTTGAAGGCACAAAATTTATCACTGGTCCAAACAAAACTTTTGAAGCTGATATCTTTAAACATTTTGGAGTTTAATCAATTCTTAAAACTTTTGGTTAATAGGCAAATATAATCAATAAAAAGAAATCCTTCTAAAGTCATCCAATGGAATTATTTGAATTCATAAACACTATCTTTAAGCCTACGGAATTTAAAAAGGTGAAAATGCACGAACGAGCAAAACACTTTTTTATGATTAATCGTTTTGCAAGTATTAAGTCACCTGTTCCTGCTTCATATTTTAATCATATCAAGATTAATCCTGGGCAAGCTGTTTCTTTTTGGGGTGAAACTTGGGGTCGTTCATATAGCAAGACTCCATCTTGGATGTATGTTAAGACTCGTAAAGCAAAAGAAGACAAAAAAGCAAAGCAAGTTTTTACTGATGAAACGATTAAAGCTTATTGTCAAAAATTTGAAATGACTCGCAGAGATTTTGATACATCATTAGAATATTTAGGTGAATCATTTGTATCTCAAGTTAAAGAATACGAAAAGTTCATATTACATTAATCACAGTCAGATCCGGTGAATATATAGAATAAAATAGACACCGGATGCTGGCAATCCTTTCAAATCCTGGCGACTTTGTTAAGATAACACAAGATAAGCCATTTCATTATGTTACCAAGTTAACTGGTTGGTGTGATGATATTCTTGGCACAGGTATTCTTAAAAAAGAATTTCGTTGGGGTACTTCTAATCGAGTTCGTGCTTCTTGGGTAGAACTTACTACTCAAAATTTACAGGATGTTATCTTAAATCCTGCTAATGACTTATTTGTTGATTTTCGTATAACTCTTATCAGCGGCGGTCCTTCTACTATTGAAAGTATAGAAGTTAATTGTGAACAGTCTGATGATGCTAAAGATCCTTACTTAGGCTTTGTCCCAGTGTATCTTGTATCAGAAAGAGGAAATATAAGTAACATAACAAAACTCAGTAACTTTACATTTCAGCCTTACGCTGTAAACCCTGCAATCGCACTGTATCGTAATTTAAGTTATACGATTAATCAGTTATTTGGTCATGATGTAATGTATGCAAGAGCAGTACCTATGGCGGTAGGTAAAGATGTTACGCTACATGAATGGACACTTTATGATGTTGACGATCCTAAATGTATTAAAGTAGTTGTTCCTAACAACGAATTCCCAGATAATAAGATCTTATTTAATTCAATGGGTCTTGATTTTGAAATGCCTTTTGAAGTTCATATCGTTAAAGAATATTACGAAGAATTGTTTGGGATTGGTACAGGACCGCAAAAGCGTGATATTGTTTACTTCCCATTAACTAATAGGATTTATGAAATTGAAAGTTCATACCTATTTAAAGATTTTATGCAAAAAGAAATCTACTGGAAAGTAGGGTTAAAGAAATATGCACCTAAAGCAAATCGTTATGAACCTCAAGATTTACGCGAACAACTTGATAGTATAAGTTGGGATGCAGAAGAAAGATTTGGCGAAGAAGTTAGACTTGAAGCAATTAAAACAACAGACCCACAACAATATGATCCTAAAATTGGATCTCGTGATTATGACCCAACAAGATTAAACATAAATGATAATCTTGTTATTACTGAACAGAAAGTAGCAAATTATACAAACATTCTTTCTGAAACACAATATGATTTAAGAACAGTGTATGATCCTAAACTTTCATCACAAGAAACTGCTGTAGAATATCGTGCTGATGTAATCTTTAAAGCTACAGAAGAAAGATCTTTATGTATGTGGTTTAAAGAGATTAAACCAACTGTTGCTCCACCTAAAGATAAAGTTAAAGGATATCTTTCGTTAGGAGTTGCAGGACCTACTACTACACCTCTTACATATACTATTACAGCTAAAAGAAATTATGAAAATGGATCTTTAATCAAGATCACGAGATTTAATGGTCTTACACTTTACGGTGAAATTACAAACATGGTTTCTTCACCAAGTGGATACGCATATACAATTAGTATAAGTAATGACATTATAACTTATCTAAATACTTACTTTGCAAATTGGGCATCTTCATTTACAAATAATGGATATTATGCTGAACCTGCAAATGAAACAATACTTTTTGATGGGTATGAAAACGGAGAAGGGTGGAAAGTTTCAATTTTTGCAAGTCGTTATATAATCTTCAAAGATTCAGAAAAAGAATATCTTAACATATTACAAACGGATCTTGTTGAAGACTATTGGTACGCAATGTTTATGAACATTTCTAACTTTTATAAACAATTAACTCTTGATCTTTGGGTTAGAAAATGGAATGAACAAAATACACAGCCTGTCCAAACAACAGATCTTGAGAATATATACTCAAATACTATAAGCAATCTAAGCACTATTGATCGTAGTAATACCGGAGTTAAGTATAAACTTAAAGGAGGAAATTTACAGATTACAAACTTAAGATTATACGATAAAATAGAAACCGAGCAAGCAAAACAATCAATCATATTAAATGAAACGATTGTACAAGATGCACAATTTGGAATTATCATTGACAATGCTATCCAGAGATTAAGACTTCCTTGGATTGCGAAAACTAAATAATTTATGCCAAGAAAAATACCAGAAGACAAGAAAAGCGAGATGCATCTAAGAGATGAACTCGAAAAGATGTTACAAGATGGCATTGAGGATTTGCAAATCACAATGCAAGATGCTCGTGAAATTTTACCTGCTCACAAAGCAAATTTCATGGATTATGAAACGGTAAAAAAGTATGCGGATACAAAAGCTGATAATATTGTTGATTCTATTTCAGAATTTTATCTTAACACAGTTATCATACAGGAAATTCCTTATGTAAAACAAAAAAGTGTTGTTGATAAAATTACCGTTTCAAACTTATTGTTCCAAATGAAAACTGCGGAACATGCTATTATTAAGTTACTTGAAGAAATTGACGGTGGTAATTTACACCCAAGAACGTTTGAAGTTCTCGCATCCCTGCAAAGATCCAAAATGGAAATTGTAAAACATCTTGCTCAATTTATGGTTATCATGGAAAATAACTATAAGAGCTTAAAAGAAGACTATCGTTTAAAGCAAAGCGATGATCCAATTATGATTGACCAAAATGCGGATGAAGAAATTCCTGCAAGTAAAAACGGATTCCAAATGAGAGGAACAAAACAAGTAATTGAAATGTTAAGAAATGCTGTTCCTGAAAAACGTGCTACTGCGAATCCGAATGAAGCTGAAAATGACATTGAGGAAATAAATGAGTAGTAGAGGTAAGGTATGGAATACTAAAAAGATCAATGAAGAAATTGATCGCATAGAACGTGGTGTTCCTGCAGACTATTCACCTTTTTCAGAAGGTAAGATAGATATGAAAGCTGCGGATATTGTTTTTGAATATACGCAAGAAGAACTTGAAGAATTAGCAAGATGTGCTAATGACGTAGTTTACTTTGGTAACAAATACTGTTATTCTATGACTGACGAAGGTATTTGTCAAATTACTCTTCGTCCATATCAGGAAAAAATGTTAAGATCATTTCAGGATAACCGTTTTGTTGTAATGCTTGCATCAAGACAGATTGGTAAAACTGTAACGTCATCAATATTTATTGCTTGGTATTTATGTTTTCACTCAGACAGAAACGTGATGGTTGTAGCAAATAAATTAGCAACAACTTCTGAGATCGTTGACAAAATTAAAACTGTTCTTAAGAATCTGCCATTCTTTATGAAACCTGGAGTAACCGCAGGTGGTGTAACAGGTATGAGATTTGATAATGGATGTAGACTGTTTTCACAAGCAACTACTAAAACTGCGGCAATCGGGTTTACTATTCACTTACTATTTGCCGATGAGTTTGCTCACATCCATTCAAACTTCCTTGTTCCTTTTTATCGTTCAATTTATCCTACGTTATCATCTTCCAAAATTTCAAGGATTATTATATGTTCTACACCAAACGGTATGAACTTATTTTATGAAATTTATCAAGGTGCTATTGAAAAGAAAAATAATTATGTACCTATTCGAGTTGATTGGTGGGAAGTGCCAGGTAGAGATGAAATTTGGAAACAGCAAGAAATTGGTAACTTAGGTTCAGAAGAATTATTTAATCAAGAATACGGTAATCAATTCTTAGCATCATCAAGACTTCTTTTTGATAGTCATACGTTAATGTTAATGAAGAGAGTATCAAAAGAATTTGTTTGTAAAGAAACAGATGCTTTCTTAGATTACCCTGACTTAAATAATAATTTAAAGTGGTTGCCAAGTTTTGACCCTGGAGATGAAGAAAATCATGATAAGATATTTACACTTGTTGTTGATATTGGAGATGGCGTAGGGCGTGACTATTCAGTAATTAACATATTTGAATTAACTCCACAATCAATTGTAAATGTTCGTAAAACTCGAGACTGGTCAGATGAAACGAGTTTCTTCAGATTAAACCAAGTTGGTATGTTTAGATCAAACGTTCATTCAGTTGAAGAACTTGCAAAGGTTTTAGAATTACTTGTGTTTAATCTTTTTAATTTTGACCGTGTTAAGGTAGTTTTAGAAATTAACTTTAAAGGTAACATCATACATGAAAGATTATCAAGACATCGAGAATTTTATCCAGAGATTTTCTTATACACAAAACATTCAGTAGCAAATGATCAACTTAAACTTGGGGTTAAAATTCATAAAGATAATCGTGAAACCTTTTGTCGTGAATTAAGAAACCTTGTAAAGAATAAGAAAATTGTAGTTAATGAAAGAAGAACCTTTGATGAATTAAGTTCATTCGGTATAAATTCCGTTGGTAGATACGAATCACAATTGGCACATGATGATGTTGCTATGACTTGTGTGAATCTTGTAACTTTATTTGATTCTTCTGATTTTTATGAAATGGTAGAGGAAATATATGATAAGTCCCCGGAAATATATAAATCAGCCGTAGAAACTAGAATGTCCGAAGGTGATAAAGTTGAAGATGATTTCTTATTATCATTTAAAATGATTCGTGAATTTGACAATTCACCAGCATCAGGATCACAAAAATCTTACTCCTTTAGTGCATCTGGTAATCGTAAACGATAAGAATATCTTAATAAAACCTAAGGTTTGAAAAAGATATATACTACAGATTGGATATAATGACAATTAAAGAAAAATAACTAAAAGCAGAATGGCTAAAATTACACTTGATCTTAATCAGTTTAAGGCATCTGGTGTTTACACAATCGAGTTCGACGCTTCAGAAAGAATCGTTGTGACAACACAGACTATCCGTCTTGTTGTAGGTTTCTCTCGTAAAGGACCTTTTAACGCACCTGTATTTTTACGTGATGTAGGAACATCTCGTAGAGTATTTGGTGGAGTTGATGCGTTCCTTGAGAAAAGAGGATCCTTTTTCCACAGATCAATTGAAACTTGTTTACAGACAGCCCCAGTATTCGGTTTAAATTTACTACCGCTAAATAACATACCTGTTAATGAAGGAGGAGATGCTGTAGATTATCGTTCTTTTGCACTTGCTGCAAATGAACAAAACGGTGATTTAACAAGAGCTCTAATATCTTCTTTTTATAACAAAGAACGTTTTTGGTTCCCGGATACATCATACTTACAAGCTACTGTTGATAGCAAACCTGCTAATCGCGGTAGATTATTTAACTTCGTTAACTTAGGTCAAGAAGTACAAAGTATTATCATTCGCAAATCGGATAACGCAAATCAATATAATGTAACTGCTGAATCTTACTACGGTAGAGGAAATGTTCCTGCATTTATTAACCCTAAAGATTTTCTTTCAGATTACTTTGTTGATATCTATGTGGTTAAAGGTGATTGGACTAACTTAGCAGCACTTTCACAAGATCCTGTGTATTCAAAATATTTTGATTTAAGAGGTGTTATTGTTGAGAATTTCTTTACTTTCTTAAGTCTTGACGCTGTTACTTTAACAGGTTCATTCACAGGTACTATCATTCCTGACTTTGTTGATAACAACGGATCAAATCAATCTATTGATACAATCGTTAATTCAGCTGTTGCAATTACAGGTATTTTCTGTAACTTAAACAAAGAAGAATTTGATGATTATGAAAATTCAACTTATAAAGTTGACCCAGTAGGTAATACATTAATTAACACAACTGATGATATTATTGATTTCTTATCATATAACACACCTATTAAGTCAATCTTAACATATGCCTCTGATAAACCAGTTTCAGGTGGTAACCCAGGTGATGGTTTTGAACCAACTGTACAAGAAACAGACCCTCTTGTTTCTCCAATTGTTTATGTAAAATCATATCCTTTTGGTGGAGTTCGTGGTAATTTCAATAACGTACTTGTTATTCCTAAGCCTTACCCATCTGATACAACTTTTACAGTTGCACAATATGATGCTTTAACAGCAAACTTAAATAACAACTCGCTTGTTAAAACTTTTGGTACAGATAATATTAATGACAGTTCACAACCAAATAACTTTGTTAAAATCCATAACATTGTTGATACTGGTTCAGAATTACAAATTCAATTAAGTTCTCCGTTACATACAGATGATACTTATGAAAACACTTCTGGTGATTATGCAGAATCTAATTACATATTAGAATCTGATGCATTTGCGGTGCCTTCTGTTGCTGACACAATTGTAATTAATAATCCAACAGGTGCTGGTGATTCAGTATTAACTGTAACTTCTGCTACTACTGCTGGACAACCTCTTGCAACAGTTTCAGCTTGGACTGGTGGTACCGGTGCTATTGCTGCAGTGGCTACATATACCGCTTTACCTGTTCTTGCAACTGGTGGAGGTACAGGTGCAGTTGCTTCTGTAACAACTGACGTTACAGGTGCTATCACAGGTATTGTAATTACAACTCCAGGTTCAGGTTATAAACCAGCAAGTACAATTACAATCGCTTCTGGCTGGGATGGTGCTACTGCTACAGCAATCACAATCACAACAAGAACTTATGTAGCACTTACATCATCTGCTTATAACGTTACAGGTGGTTCAGGTAACGGTGCTATTCTTACAATCGCTTGTAACTCTGCTGGTACAGTAACAACAACCGTTACTGCTGGGGGTTCAGGTTATACTGTAGGTAATACATTAACTGCTGTTACATCACAAGGTAACTATACTTATACTATTGCTACTATTTCAGCAGGACCTTCAATTACTCCAGGTGATATCTTATTAATCCAAGCTCCTGGTTATAACAAGTATTTTGAAATTGATACTGTAACAGTTGGTGCTACTACCACTACTATTACTGTTCTTAATACAGGTCTTACTACAGGTGGTCCTTGGTATTTAAACAAATACTGTGTTGAAGGATTCCCATCTGATGAATTTGCATCATACTTACAGCCTACCGATATTAAAGTTAAAATATTTGATATCTCTGAAGCCGATGCGGTTAATCTTGTTCCTGATATTACTTTAGGTACTGGTGATGGATTTGGATATATCGCTAATGTAGATGTTATTTATTCAAAAATTGAAGGTTTAGGTCAGGTAGAAACTCCTGCTTCTGTTAATGAAGTTGCACTTTATAATGTAACTACTGATGCTGCTATTGCAGGTACTTGGTATATCTTAGGTGATGCAACTAATTTACCTTATGATATTAACGGTTCGGTTGGTAATATTGGAGATGTTCGTATTGTAGGTGCAGGTTCTACATATACACAAAATGCTTTTGATAATGAAACTGTAGGTGATGTGATTAAAGTTACTCTTCCTAGTGGAGATGTATTCTACGGTGAAGTTACCAGCGCATCTGCAACAACTGCTTTAGGATCATTTAACTTAGGTGCTTCTGGTACTTTAAGATCAATCGCATCCTTTGCATTATATGAAGCATACCCTGCTTCTAATCTTTCTAAGAATATTGCAGGTAACCTTGTAGTAGACGGTGATAGAATTAAGTACTCATCATCATCTTCAACATTTAATTACTTAAACATAACTAACTTATGGAATCGTGATAAAGATGCATATACAAAAATTGCTTATGGATTATTTGGTTCTAAAGTTGCACAATATACAACTGATGCTTTATTAAACAGAGCGGATTCAACATTTGCTGATGTTAACTATACTTATAACGGAACAACAATTTATACAGATGGTTCAGGTGTTACAAATGATGTAGCAATCTATTCATCACTTGCTAAAGATATCAGTGAATTAATTGAAATTGAAGCTCCAGGATTATATGGTGGTGGTAAGAAATTTAAACTTACTACAACAAATGCTGCTAAACTTGAAATTGGAGATTATGTAGTAAACAATGACATTGCTAATCCAATCTTAATCAGAGTAACAGGTAAAGTTAAGAAACTTGATAACTCTACAGGATTACCGTATTTTGAATACACAGTTCTTGATACTCCAGGTATTACTGTTGTTTCAGGTATTAACAAAATTACTAAGTTTGCGCCAATTCAAAAATTCTGTGATCGTTATCAGTTTACAAAATTAGGTGGATTTACTTTAACAGATTATCATTTACCAGGCACTCCTGCTCAACTTGAGAAAATCTATGGAGTTCTTGAAAATACTAATCTTGCAAAAACTCTTGCTGACAAAGATGTAATCTCTTTCCGTTATATCGTTGATACGTTTAACGGTGGACTTGAGCCTCACATGGGTCCAAAACAAGTATTAAGTAGATTAGCTAAAAACCGTCAAAAATGTATGGCGCTTCTTAACGCTCCATCTATTGCTGAATTCCAAGCAAGTACGGATCCAAGATTTACCGAATTACCTGACCCAGCTGCAGGAAACCCTAAACCAGTGTTAAACACTACATACATTGCTGAAGGTGGTAATCTTTCATTAGGCCCATCTTATATTTGGGGTCTACCTGATGAAGATCAAGGTGCTAAATTCATTGGTGTATTCTCGCCAAATATCATTATTCGTGAGAACAACAAAGATGTAAGTATCCCACCAGCTGCTGATGTATCAAATAACTTTATCCGTAAGTTTATTAATGGTGAACCATTTGGTATCGTTGCTGGTCCTCGTCGTGGTGTAATCTCAAATCCAAAATTTGTAAAAATGGAATATGATTACTTACTTGACGATAGAGAAAATCTTGAACCTGTTGGTATTAACCCAATCGTTGTAGTTAAAAATGTTGGGCCAATGATTTATGCTAACCAATCAGCTTATCAAAGAACTTTATCAGCATTTAATAACTTACATGTTAGAGATCTACTTATCACGATTGAAGAAGCAGTTGAAGAAATCTTACAAAACTATTTATTCCAATTTAATGATGCTTCAACTAGATTAGAAATTCGTTCTATCGTAGAAACATATCTTGATACTGTTAGAAACGCAGGCGGTGTTTACGCATACGAAGTTATTATGGATGACACAAATAACACACCAGCAATTATCGACCAAAACTTCGGTATAATCGATATCGGTATTGAACCTGCTCGTGGTATTCAGAAATTCATTAACCGTATTACAGTTCTTAAAACTGGTGCTATCAATTCAGGCGGATTTGCTGCAGTATAAGAAGTATAAATAATTAAAGAAAAATAAATAAGATAACTAATGGCAGGACTTCCACATTATAGAAACTCCCAGGCGGCAATGCAAAAGTTCGAACCTGTGTACAATGCACAGTTTGAAGTTCTTCTTACACCGCCAGCTGCCGTTACCGGTTGGACATTGGTAATGGAAAATGTTATTAAAGTTGGTGGCGTTGAAGTTAACAAAATGCCAGCTGTAGTTGAACAAAAATATAAGTCAGCTAAAAGATCTTTCGCTGGTGGTATTGTAGATGACACTGGTATTGATATTACACTTGATTTTGAAGTCAACCTTGATGACAGTAATTCAGCATATGTTTACAAAGCATTGCGTAAGTGGTGTGATTTAATATATGATCCTCTTACGGGTCGTATGGGTCTGAAGCGTGATTACACAGGTGGACCATTTATCATCAATTACTTTAATAAAAACGGGGATATCTTCCGTCAAATTAAAGCTCCAGTAGTATTCCCAACTACTCCAATCACACCTGTTGAAACGGACTTTACAAGTAATGAGATCTATCGTATCACTGGATTTACTTTAAGAGCAGACTACTGGGAAGAAACCATACTATAATCTCAGTATACATAAATTTAAGGAAGAGGGCACATGCCCTCTTTTTTATGTTAAAATTTAAGAACCAAAGCTGGTGGGTGATATATAATCTAACAAAAGAAATTTTTTATGGAAGACAATTTAAAAGACGCATTAGAAAAAGAAGCACAGGCAATTATACAAAGCCAAGAAGGTATTCAATCTATACCTGAAGAACAAAATCCTGTTAAGCCAGCAACGGTAGCTTCTTTAGGTAAAGCGCAAAAATTTAATGAGCCTGAAGAAGACGACGTACTTGCTGCGGAAATTGGATGGAAGAATATTCCAATGTCATCATTACCATCTTTAGGTATGTTTTATCCTGATGGAACTCAATTAGCTATTCGTGCAGCTTCAGTATCAGAAATTCGTCATTGGTCAACAATCGATGAAAATGATTTATTAGGTATTGATGACATGCTTAACTTTATCATGGAAAAATGTTGTAGAATTAAAATACCTGGAAAACCTGGTGTGTTTAAAGATCTTAAAGAAATTGATCGTTTCTACTTAATATTTGCAATCAGAGACTATACTTTTAAAAATGGTGAAAACCGTTTATATGTAAGCGTATCTGATGATGACGGTAAAGAACATAAAATTGAAGTAACTAAAGATTCCTTGGACTATTTTAATCCTGATGAAAGAATCATGAAGTACTATAGTCAAATTGATCAATCATTTAATATTGAAATGAAAAATGGTGAAAGATTTAAAATATACTTACCATCTTTAGGAATCATGAGTTTTATCAAAAACTACATTAAACAAAAACAACAGGCTGGTCAAAACTTTGACAAAACATTTATTAAATATGCGCCTTTCTTATTTAATGATTGGAAGTCTTTAAACCAAAATGTATATGACAAAGCTGTTCAAGATTCATTTGGTTGGAGCTTGCAAAAAATATCCGTAATGGATAAACTTGTTGAAATTCTATCTGACTCAGTAAACCCAGGCATAAGATATCAGTTGTCGAGTGGAGGCGAGGGGAAAGCACCCCTTAACTTTCAAGGAGGATTCAAATCTATTTTCCTTATTTCAGATATCTTTGACGAATTGGTTTGAGGTTGAGTTCATTCTGTTAAAAGTTCTTAAATTACAACCTTCAGAACTTGATAGAATGGAATTTTATCGAGCTGAAATCTTAATGGAAAACTTAAAACAGTTTAATGAAGAAGAAGAAGGCAAACGTAAAAAGGAAGAAAGCGAATATAATCGCCCAAACATGAATGTTGATACAAATCGTATGATGAGAGATGCTCAACGAAATCTTCCATCTATGTCTTCAATTCCCACACCTAAGTTACCATCCAACTTTAAGTTATGATAAGTTGATATATACAAAAAGATTCTAAACTAAATGTCATTAGCCAATCAGGCCAACGAAACTCTTAAAGCAATACTTGGTGTTGCTTTAAGAATTGAAAAACAAATAGGCAATGATTCACCGAAAGGTGAAAAAGGCAAAGCACGCACTGAAGGTGGTGGAGGCGCGAACATTATTCGTGAAGCTGCCGCTATTGGTGGTTTAGCTACATCAATGACAAAATTAATAACTGCTGCTGATAAAATGAAAACAGGCAGTGGTAAAAAAGTAAAAGACTTTTTAATCGACTTCAGTACAGGTATTAAAGAAGCAGCAGAAAATTTAAAAGAAGTAGACGGGCAAGAATTAATTAAAAGTTTATCAGCCCTTGGTAGTTCAATTGGTAAATTTGCTTTAGGAATGGTTGCTGTTGCTTTATTATCACCATTGGTGGCTCTTGGTACATTAGTGTTTGCTTTATCCCTTAAAGTAATACTCATGTCTCTTAATACGGCAAATGCCAATGCTAAAGGAGGCGCAGAAGCAGTAGCAGCATTAATGAGTATTGGAAAATCAATTGCCTTGTTTGCCTTAACAATGGTAGGAATTGCACTGGTTGCTCCACTATTTGCATTAGGAACCCTGGTTTTTGCATTATCGGTTAAGGCAATTATTTGGTCTTTAAATTCCGCTAAAGATACTGCTAAAGGAGGCGCTGACGCAGTTGCCGCTCTTATGAATATTGGAAAAGGAGTTCTTTTATTCTCACTTACTATGGTAGGTATTGGTTTAGTTGCTCCAACATTTGCTTTAGGTGCTTTAACATTTGGTCTTGCATTAGGTTTTATATTATTGGAACTTGGAATTGCAGGTAAGAAAACCAAAGAAGTAACTGAAGGCGTTAACATACTGAAATCTTTAATTAAACCTATAGCATTATTTAGTATTGTATTAGGAGTGGTAGGGTTTCTTGCTCCGGTAGTTGCTTTAGGAGCTTTAACAGTTAGTTTATCAATGTTAGCTGTAGGCGGTGCAGCATTTTTACTTGGTAAACTTGATAATAAAGGTGATGTTAAACGAGGTGCTCTTGTAATAGACATGCTTGCATTACCTATGCTTGCATTTGCAGGTGCTCTTGCTATTATAGGTTCACTTGTTAAGGATGACCCAAAAACTTTAGCCTTAAAGATGCTTGTTATTGGTGGAGCAATTGTTGGACTTGGGTTAGCAGCTTATGTATTAGGACAACCTGAAATAGCAATATTCGCTGAAATAGGTGCCGGAGTACTAATATCTTTAGCAGCTGCACTTTTAATATTTGCAGGTTCTTTATTCTTATTATCTAAAGCTGAATTTACCAAAGACAAAGCTGATAATCTTGCATACGCAATCGCTACGATCGGTTTCTCATTAGCCAAATTTGGACTTGTTGCTATCCCTGCTGCTATCGGTACCGCTATTCTTATACCAGCAAGTATTGCTTTATTACCACTTTCAGCAGCACTTGCTCGCTTTAAAACAATTGACTGGCAAGAATCTGATGGTGAAGCATTAAAGAATGCTCTTACAAGTACTGTTCAAGGATTTGCGCATGCACTTGATGGTTTAGGAATAGGTGGCATGGTTAAATTACTTGCTGCTATTCCGGTTATTGCTTTAATAGGTGATGCTTTAGTTTCTTTAGCTGCTGGTGTAAAAGCAATGGCTACTTTATCATTTACAGAAATGGAATATGATAAAGCTTCTGGTAAGTTAATACCTAAAAGAACAGTTCGTTTAACAAATGAAGAAATCCAAGCTGTAGGCCCTAACACCGCAATGATTCTTAATGCTCTTGCTGGACCTTTAACTAACTTTGGTAAATGGGCAACAGAAGGCACATATACATTTGGTCCGTTTTCTTTAGGGTCAGGGTATATGCTAAAAGGTATTCGTGCTGCAGCAGAAGTTGGAAACGCAATATCTGGAATTGCTAAAGGAGTTGCCGATATGGCAAATCTTAACATTATTGAATATGCTGTAAAAGGTGGTAAAATAGTACCCGTTAGCACAAGAAAGCTAAACCAAACTGATTTTGAACTTGCTTCAACTAATACAGCTTTAATTTTAGACACTCTTACAAAGCCTCTTTCAAAATTTGGAAAAGAATCTGCCAAAGGTGAAGGACTAATTTGGGGTGATGGTTATGTTCTTAAAGGAATTGAAGCAGCTGCTAAAGTAGGTAATGCTATTGCAAGTATTGCTAAAGGTGTTGCTGACATGGCAAATCTTAATGTAGTTGAATACGTAGTTAAAGGTGGTAAATTGGTACCTGTAAGTACAAGAAAATTAATCGATGATGATTTTACTCTTGCAGCAACAAATGTAGATAAAATACTTACTGCTTTAACCAAACCTCTTTCGGATTTTGGTATGAAGTTTAAAGAAGGAAGTACTTGGTTTACTGATAGCGGAATTGAGGCTGGTATTGATGCAATAGGAAAAATCTCGGATCCAATATCTAAACTTGCTGATATGACATTAAAATTAGCAAATGGGCAAGCTAATCAATACACTGTAAGAAATGGTAAAATGGTTCTTACTGGAGTTGTCCCATTTGATAAAGCAATACCAACAGCATTAAATAATGCTAAAAAGTTGCTTAATACATATCCACAGTTATTAGCAAACGTAGGGATTTATATTGACAAATATGAAGATGAAATTGATACAGCAATAGATTACATTCCAAAAATGGCAAGTAGTATTGGTAAACTTGCAGACTCTATGAAAAAGGTAGGTGGATCTTTTGATAAGTTGGATTCAAATAAACTAGGTCTTTATAAAACATTTGTAAGTATTACAACAGGTCTTACAAAAATGAATACACCATTTGAGAAGTTTACTAAACTTTTTGGTTCTTTTACAAAAGACATGGGTTCATTTGTAAAAACATGGGAAAAGTTCGGAAAAGATGATGCTGAGTATTTAAAATCATATGCTGATTCACTTAAGACTATTGCATCTGTTGATGTAGGTAAATTAAAAGAAATTACAAATAGCATTAAAGAACAGGCAGCAGCTCAGGCTGCATTAGATAATAAAGCAAAAGAACAAACATCTAATCAACCATCGATGTTGGAAAAAGTTGCTAATACTGTAAAAGGTGCTATGACACCAACACCTGCTGCTTCTACTCCACAGCCAACAAAAGCAAAGCCTGATAGACCACAACCTCAACCTGCACCAGGCCAGCAATTAGTTACTGAACTTTATGTTACTAATTTATACATAAATAATAAATTAGTGAAAAATTAATAAAGCAATCTTGTGGATATATAATCTATGGAAAAATTCATTAAATTTTCGGATTGGGAAACCAAAAGATTCTCAAGTAAAGTAGAAGAAGATTCTACAAAACAGCAACCTACGGAAAATGCTACAAAAGAACATGCAAGTGGTAATGCTGAACTCATAGCACAACTTGCACAAGTAACAAATGATCGTAAAGAAGCTGTTCGTAATAAAGAAGATTTTCAAGCACAAATTTTGGATATTGAGATTAAGCTTTTAAAACTTGAAATTGAAAGAAACGATTTAGTTAAAAAGAAAACAGATCTTGAAGCTGCAAAGCAATTATCCTTAACAACAAATAAAGAAGCAAAAACCAATGTCAAAGAATTATAGAATACTTCCAACATTTGCAATGTTTGAGGCTGAAAGCAAAAAAGGTGATACAGATTCTTACGATCCACCTAAATACTTAGTACAACCTGCACCTGGTGATACTGGCTTTTATATGTTTAAGAAAGCTTTTGATAATCAAAAGAAATACTTTGAACCGCGAATTGCAAGCAGTAATCATGAAATAGAAGAAAACGACGGACAGACACCAGAAGATAATTAAGACATTTAATGATATGAATTCTAATGTATGATAGCAATATCATACATTTTTTTATCCTACATACTATGTAAAGTCTATGTTAATAATGTGTCAAGAACTACTTATTCTGAATAGTATATAAATTAAACTAAAGAATTTAATATGAATGCAGATTTTTTAAAGAAGGCTACAGATAAGATCGCCTCAGAAAAGACCGAAACACCACACAAAATATCTACACTATCCACAATCTTACTTTTCACAGCAAGATTCCTTGCATTTTATGGAGCCCAGTGGCTCTTACTTACAAAGTTTAATGTTATTCCGTTTAACATGCTTGAAACGTTAATCATTCATTTAGGTTTATCATCAATTAAAAAATATAAATGAAAAAAATTGTTTTAGTTGGTAAGTCTTGTTCAGGCAAGACCGAGTTTTCAACTGCATTAAAAAGAAAAGGTTTTCGAGTTGCGGTATCTCATACATCGAGACCTATTAGAAAATCTGAAGAACAAGGCAATTCTTATCATTTTATTACGGTTGAAGAATTTAAGAATTTGCTTGACGATGGTTCTTTTATTGAATATGATGAATTTAATAATTGGTTGTATGGTTTACATTTTGATGAATATGAAAAATCACATGTACTTATTCAAACTCCTCGTGGGTTAGATAGATTAATTGAAAAAGTAGGTAGAGATAACCTAATAGTTATTTACATGAATACTACTGAAGAAGTTAGAAAACAGAGATCTATTGAACGTGGTGATGATTCTTCTGAAGTAAAACGTAGACTAGCTGCTGACGATAAAGACTTTGCTGAGTTTGTTAAAAATGAAGATTGGGATATTGCTATTGACTATAAATTAGAAGATAAGTATGATTTTTTTATTGATCTTTTTTGTAGACAATAAGAACTATTAAGACTTAATGTTATATAATCTAAAAATAAAAACATATATATGCAAAATTACATTGTAACACCTGAGTTTAAACAAAGAGTAACTGACATTTTAAACACAAAGAAATTTACAACAGTTTTTCCTTGGATGAATTTAATTAACCGTGAAGGGTTTGTTTATTCAGAAGCAGAGTTAAACCAACTTGTTCAATTTTTAGGAGATTTCCCTTATATTGAAGTTTCTGAATTTTTTAACTTATTACCTACACTTGTAAATTCACAAGAAACCTCACAAGCGGATCAAACTGATGCTCCGCAAACAGATGAAACACAATGTTGTGAATCACCAGAAGATTGTAAAGAATGCGAAACTGCAACATCATCTTCTGAAAATTAATCTTGCATGACTACACGTTTAGAACAAAAGATATCAACTTTTGTAAATATCCTTGAAGATATCGCAAACCTATCAACATCATCAACGTTGAAAGTAGGTTCCATGTCTCTTCATTGGAAATTTCAAAAAATAGCTTCTTTTGGTTATAACGGTAGTTATCCTGGGGCCGCTGTATGTAACGAAACTGGTACAGAAGAGGAAAGTCTTGAGCCTGGGCAAAGTGGATTTGTTCATGCTGAGGTAAACATGGTAGCAAAATTCAGAGAACATAATCCTGAAGATTATATCATATTACTTACGCATTCTCCATGTAGTGTATGTGCTAAGGTTTTACTTAACGCTGGTTTTCGTTACATATTTTGGGTTAACGAGTATCGTCAAACTAACCATTTAAAAATGTTTGATGATTTAGGAATTCTATACGGCGATATACCTAAACTAATTAATACTTATCCTTTTATCATTAGGGAAAAGAATAACATAGGTAGGCATTAAAAAGTTGTTAAAAACTTTTCATATTATTGTTTTCCATATCGCAAAAAATTATTATATTTGTAAAAAATTAATCATCAATCAATCTAATCGTATGCCGCTAATTAAAAACTCCAGTATGCAAGGACAAACAAAACAACCCTCATTACAAGAAATAGGGTTAAAGTTTTTTGAAACAAAATCAGAACGTGACTTTACAACAATGTATCATCGGTTAAAACCGAGCATCTCTTATTACTTAAGAGAATTGGTTCCTAATCAAGATGATCGCAATGAAGTAATTGCTACTACATTTGCTAAAGTATGGTCAAAAATCCACCAATACGATCCGTATTGGAACTTCAGTACTTGGGTTTATCGAATCGCTCGTAATGAAGCTCTTTTATTTTTTAGAAGTAAAAGAAAAACATACTCATATGAAGGTATGCAAGAAATGGGTATTAACATGGAAGCAAAAGGTGAAATCACAGAATCTTTGGCATTTGAAACTTCAGAAGATCATCCAATCGATGTATTGCATGATTTAGCCGTAGCAGAGATTCAGAATTTACCTGAAGTTTATCGTCAAGTATTAACGCTTCGCGAAATCAGTAAAATGAAATATGAAGATATTGCTGATGAACTTGGATGGAAGCAAAATACCGTTAGAACAAGAATAAGAAAAGGCCGTGAATTGCTTCGTGAAAATTTAATCAAATCACAGCCTTCCTTAGTAAAATTATATAGTGAAGAACTTATATGATTGGGTTACAAAAATTTAAAGATTTCTTACGTGATATTAATCACTACAGAAAATTAAGAAGAGCAATCAGAAAGAATCGTGGTACAGCTGATTGGGAAAGATTTAAACTTCGTACTGATTGGGTAGGAAGAATCTATACTGTATTTAATCCTTTACCTGCTGATAAAGGAGATGATGACTTTGTATTACAAACAAAGTTAGGAGAACGTATGATACCTTGCCATAAATACATTAGTGATATTGGCTTAAGTGAAATCGTGGGTGTATCCGGAGAAAAAATTCCTGATTCAGATTCATATCTTGTTGTTTACTATCCTATCTTTAAGTATATTACAACTTGGAGAATGGTTAGAAATACAATCATACTAGCATTATTTATCTACTTCATTCCAGAAATTATTCATTTTTTTACATGGATTGGGAACCTTTTGGAACCAGTGATATATAAACTATACAAACTATTTTAAATTATGTCAGAAAAAACAGCAACATTAAAAATTGAAAAAGGGCCGGTTGATGTAGACGGTAAACTAGAACAACGTCAACAATTAGCAAAAGCTCTTGAAGAAAAATTAAATAAGTTTCGTCAAGAACTTGAGACAAAAACATATCTTGTTGAAGGTGGATTATTAACAGCAAAAGCTCTTAATGATTTTATCACAGGCGCTGCAAAATGGAATTTTTCAGAGTCTATGGGTGTGATTGAAGTATCTCGTCAACTTGAAACTTGTATTAAGGATCTTGAAACCGGTAAACGTAAAGAACTTATGTTATCGCACTTATCACTTGAAGCAATCTATTACTTTCTTTCTAAAGAAACAGGTACAGGATTACAACAAGCATTAACTTATTTTAATCAAATCTTGAAACCGATTCTTGATGCTTTATCTCGCGCAAAACAAGATAAAGACAAAAAAGATCAAATGGAAAAAGATCTTGCAACAGTTTTACACGCGATTGACCAAGGAGCTGTATCCGAAATGGAAGAAAGTCTTCTTGCTGAAATTGAAGCTGAAACTGCTGAATAAAATACTTCTATTATGAAAAAAGTTAATGAATTCTTAGCAAAAAACTTCCAGGGGATTGTAATCTTTCTCTTGGCAGTTTTATTCTTTCGTTCCTGCGATAGCGGAACAAAAGGAATAAACAAAAGACTGGATAAATTGACTCGCGAAATTGATAGTCTTAAGTCTGTAACAGTGACTAAGACTGACCTGACCATAGAGGGTCTCAAGGTAGAAAAGCGAATGATCCAGTCAACAGATCGTAAGATTCTTGATGTTAATCGCCAAAGTGCTATTGACGCAGAAATAAACCGTCTTGAAAAGTGAAAAAAGAAAGCTTAATACACGGGTTTATTATTACAACCTTTGTAAGTCTTTATTTAATCGTGAGTGTAATTTCGACAATTCACGTAATCGATTTTTTTAGTTTATCAAACCCAAAATGGTTAGCAATTTCATTAGCTGTTGCTTTTGAGATTGGTGCTGCTGCATCTCTTGCATCATTAATAGTTTTAGATAAAATGAATAAGTCTCTTGTATGGGGCTTATTTATTGTCTTAACTGCTATGCAAATGATGGGTAATACTTACTATGCATTCACAAACGTAACGGACTACCAATCTTGGGTAGAACTCTTTGGGTTAGTTGATGAAGATCCTCTTTATCAAAAAAGAATCTTGTCAATTATCAGTGGGGCAATTTTACCACTTGTTGCTTTAGGGTTTATCAAATCGCTTGTTGACTATATTCGTCCAGCTATTGAAGATGATGTTAATATAGTTCATCAAGAAATAACCGCCTCAACAGAAACACCTGAAATTAAATTGCCTGTAGAATCCATTATAGTTAATGGTCCTGAGACAGTAACAACAAAATCTCCAGTTCAACCTATTGAAGATGTATTCGATATTAAGGATGTTTCAGGTATGGAACAACATGAAGCAGATTTACAAATAGGTCAAGAATTCGCACCACTTATGACCGAGCGAGATGTAGAACAAGAGGTTCATAAAAATGAGGAAACTGAAAAGATAGATAATATAGATACTCAGGAAAAAAAAAGTTAGATATTGATTCTTTCTTAAATCCTGAAACTATTCCTATCGGTAAAACAAAGAAAAGGATTAATCCTCAAGTTAGACCAGGAGTAAACTTCTAAAAAGAACTATCATATAATGTCTATTAAACCACCATTAAGTTGCCCTCCTAATTACTCAATTCTTGCATTTAGAATTGCGGAATGCAAAAAGGCTGCTGTTGTAAAAGGAATTACAACATTAGCTTCATTGGACCTTAATTCACTGTTTATCCCAATAGCAGAACACACTGAAGGCACATTAACACTTAAAGGTAATTCAGAAAAGATTTTAAACATTGAAGATATTGCTGAATATGGTCCTCTATATGAATCTTATTCATTTGATGCAGATATTGTAAATAACCCAAACATCTTTGATGATGGGACAACCCACGTGTATGCTTTATATAATGAAGACAACGAATTTATAGAATCTTTTTCATTTACAATTGATGTGAATGACCCTGATTATGAAGACTTCCCAACTGCATTAAAAACAGAATATGATAATTCTGTCACAATCAAAACTTTAATTAGTTTTGATTCTTCAACCACTATTTCAACAGGAATATTAAATGTTACAGCTGGTGCAAAATCAACAAAGTATAGACATGTGTTTACATTTGATACTGCTGGAGTTGATTTAGATCACCCTGGTACTCTTATTACTCCGTACACAAAATATCCTAAAGGACGAGTTAAGTATATCTTAGTTTTTCCTGATTATGAAAAAGTAGATGTATCTACTTGTGGTTGTGCCGATTCTTCTGGAGATGTTAAGTCAAATAAAAAATATTTTCAGTATGTAAACCGTGGAGAATATGATTCTTTAAATGATCCTAACACTGATATTGAATTGGTAATAACAGAAGTAACGCCAACTGTTAATGTAAAGTGGGATTATACACAGTATCCTACGATTGATGGCCATATAGGATATCATTTTAATGTTAATGATTTAGTTTACTTTAATGAAAGCGGGCCTTTCCGAGCAAACATCCTTAACATAAATGGGGAAAATGTTGAACTTGATACACTTTGTGACCCTAATCAATCAGGTAGTTTATTTACTCATGCATATTCACCAGCAACTCCAAGATGGCAAAATGTTGGTGACTTTTTATTCTTATCTGGAGCTACTGATATACAGGACAGTGACAGATGCTTTATTGAAACAATCGTATTAAAAAATCCACATTCCTTTGATATACCTTTAAGATATATGATAGGACGCTAAATAATTAATTTATGTCAAACATTGCGCATCACTACATACCGATTACAGATATTTACTTTCATGAAAAGCGTGAAGTAAATTTAAAACCTGGTGAATCAATTGTACATATAAGTAACCCTAAGATTATTGGAATACATGTGTTTAATTGGAGCCCAAATTCATGGATTACTATTCAGACTACAGCAGGCCAAACCATTAAGTTTCCACCAACGTCTCTTGTTGAAGGCGCTGTTTATTATATGAATTTTTCGAAATTAATAGAAGCTGGACCTTCACCTGAAGAAACTCAAGTAATGGCAATCGCTGGTATTTAGTTTGTATCTTTTAAGTGCCCTGTATGATATATAGAAAAAATATCTTTTGATGTTATGAACCTTTATGTACATGCATTCGAAAAAGTTATTCAAAGTGTTAACTGGAGAAAAATAAAATCTTATCATAAGAAACTTGAAATTTATTGGGAAGTTGAAATTGATAAGGAAATCATCAAAAGAATACCCACGGTTATTGAATTAAGACAAGAATTAAGAAGCATATTTGAACATATGCTTGAAGAAAATCTTAGTTACATATCATACGGGAATTGGATTATTTTTTGGGATCGCGAAGAAGGTGATGTAGGCAATATTCGTGCTATCTTTAGATTAGCTGATTTTGTATTTGAAGAAGATAAGAAATCTCGCAAATCTTTAGAAAAAGCACTTGCTCTTGCAATTGAAAATGAAGAGTATGAATACGCCGCTGAACTTCGAGATGCCTTAAATAAAAAAGATACAAACTAAAAAGTGAGTGCAACCACAAATCTTATTACTTCTTTTGTTCGAAGAATTACAAAATTCTTTGACTCAGGGACTTCAACTTGGTATAGACCTAATGCAGCTGTTCCTGGATCAAATCATATAGACAACCCTTCTGATTTTACCAATGAGACTATTTACAAATCTGAAGAAATTATTGATATCTCTAAAGGCCGTTTATATTCAAATGACGGCGCAGAAATACTCGAACCCAATGCACCTACTGGAATTCTATCAGGCTTAAAGGTTAGAAAGCCTGACGCAGGTGTTGTAGGTTCTCCTTTATGGTTAACTGTTGAAAGTGGTAAAGCTCGTATTAACGGAAAAACTTATTGGCATAAACAATCAACTGTCTTAGGTGATATTCTATTAAACTCAAATCCTAATCTTTCAAAAGGAAGATATGATATAATTACATTTATCGGAGACTATCCAAATCCTGCTGTTAACCCAGAAATTCCAAGTGGGCAAACTGAATATCGTGGTACATTTAATGTTCATGAAGGTTCTTATTATCCTGCAGGGAGACCTTTAACATTTTTAGGCAATAACGTTGGATCAAATTTAGAATTTTCTTCAGGTACAGGAGCTGTTGGTGGTATTAACGTAGGTGATGTAATCGTAGGACCAGGTATTGCACCTGGAACCACTGTAACAGCAACAGGTACATACTATGTTACAGTTTCCACAGCACCCACAGGTACTCATCTTAGAGAAGTTTATGCAATTCCTATAAATACATATAATACACAATTAGGTTTTTATGCTACAACATCTTCAGGATCTAATTTAATTACTGGCATTTATCCACAAACGATTGATATCTCAGTAGGTTCAATAGTTTCAGGACCGGGAATTCCAATAGGTGCTACTTTAACCTCTGTTGGTTCAGGCACAGCTACATTATCATCACCAGCAACATACACTGCAACTGACTTATACACAATGGGTGATGCAGCTGATTACTTATTATCCAATCCACCAACAATTTCTGATAATGAAATTGTGTTAGCTGCTGTTTATGTACCTGCTAACTATGGAGTATCATCTTCTCATCAATTAAGACCATTAAGTATTAGTGATTTTTGGGAAACTTATGAATTACAAGATAAAACCCCGAGTAACATTATTTGGGATCAAAGAAATACTGAGCAAAAATATACATCCGACAGATCTTGGGTAAGTGATTCTGTCTTTTTGGATATTTCATCACACACGTTATATCAAGTTCTTAATAATCATTACAGCCAAGATATAGTAACGTCAATTCTAAACGGAGATGCTGTTGCAATTAGTAATGGTTTTGGTATGATTGGTTCTCCTGGACCAAGCGGACCTGCTGGCCCTGCTGGCTCTACTGGCCCTACAGGTAGAACTGGAGTAACGGGACCTACTGGACCTACAGGTAGAACTGGCCCCACAGGACCTACTGGACCTACAGGTAGAACTGGTCCCACAGGACCTACTGGACCTACAGGTGAAAAAGGCAACACTGGTTCAACAGGACCTGCTGGCCCTACTGGTCAAATAGGAAACACAGGCCCTACTGGTATCGGGGTTACTGGAGCAACTGGGGTTACTGGAGCGACAGGAGCGCAAGGTGTACAAGGTCCTATTGGACCAACTGGCCCTACTGGTAGAACCGGAGCAACTGGAGCAACAGGAAGAACCGGAGCAACTGGCCCTACTGGTTCTACGGGTATTGGAAACGATGGATCCAATAGTAGCAGATGGAAATTTAGTGGAGTTACCGGAAGTCTTATTGATCCAGGTTCATCATATTTCGTTACTGATGATTTAAACATCGCTAACATATCACAAATATGTATAAATAATTATGATTTTTATACTAATGATTTTTATACTTGGTGGAATTTACTTTTTCAATCGGTTAATTTTAATGCTGATAGTGCATATCTACAGTTAACTGAAGTTAACAACAATAGTGTTATAGCAATTTGGGAAGTAGATGCTACTGCTATAGTAGATGCAGTAACTTATTTTGAAATTACTCCAAATACTCTTATCGGTGGTAATGGTTCTTTAACGCCTAGTAATGTTTATACATTTTCATGGGTCTTAAATGGATTACAAGGTATAACAGGAGCAACTGGTCCAACTGGATCTTCAAATAGTTTTCAATACGCAAAAACACTTTTTGTGGATCCTAATGGTTTAACATCAACAGCACAACCTTATAGAATGGATTTACCATATCCTACTGTAGGTGATGCTATAAAATATGTAAATGATAATAGCTTAACTGGATGCAGCATTATGGTTTATCCGGGGCAGTATACTGAAAACAAGCAATGGGCAGTTGGAGATGATCTTACAATTCGTTTATTAGGTGGTAGTACAATTACTAACGGTCTAACGGGTGCTACTGCTATGTGTTTTATTTCCTCAGGCTTATTACAAATTATTGGTGATGGCCCAAGTCAGCATTTGCCAATTGCTGGCTCAAGTTCTGTGGGATCTTTAATTACCAATTCAGTAACAGGTACATCAACGTTTTCATTAACTTCTGATAAAGCTTCATTAAAGATCAACGGAATTGAAGGTAGATTATCAGCTCCATTTTTTACGGGTCGCGATGGTTGCCTTATGATTGATAACAGTAAACTTACAATGAATGCAAGTTCAAATATTGTTAGTTTCACAGGTACATCAGCAATATCCCCTACATTAGAAATTGATAATACTTGGTTTATTGCCAATGGAACTACAGCAACAGCTGCAATCTTTTTTAAACCAAACAATAACAGCGTATCATTCATGCTTAAGAATTCTACATTTATTGATCGTGCTTCTTCTGCAGGTGATCGTGGATTTATTACATCTGATTCTACAGGTTTTACTCCTCACTTAAATGCTATATGGGCAAATAATTACTTTTGGTCAAATACGCCTGCTACTACAAATCTTTATATGTGGTATGATGGCACAACAGCCACAGGAAATAATGCTGTGTATGCAATGGGTAACTGTTTAACTAATGGACATTCTGGGTTAAATAATAATGCACCTTTTAGCGGAGGTACTGGAAACTATCTTTCCAACTTACCTTCACCTTACAAACTTTGGTAATTTCTTAAAGATAAATAAACAAAACAAAAACTATGAATTGGGTAAAAACATATGAATCATTTATCTTTGAAAAGTCTGAAGTAACCAAAGAAGTTGATAATTTTGAAGATCTAATTAATCTTACTAAAAATAGTGGAGTAATTACAGATGTTCAATACGATGAAAGTAAAAAGATATTAACCGTAGATCTTTTACCCAAACTTAATCATTTTGACATTGCAGGAGTTATGAATGCAATCAATAAAAATAAAGCTGAAATTAAAAAGGAATTTCGTGGTGTTAATCAAATACACGTAGATTCTATAATAATTAGCATATAAAAATAAAACACACACAATGGCAGTATTAAAAGTTGGTTCTACTGGAGATTTAGTAAAAAAGTTACAAGCAAAACTTGGAGTTGGTGCTGATGGCAATTTTGGGCCAGGCACAGAAAAAGCTCTTAAAGCGTGGCAACAAGCAAACGGGTTAACAGCAGACGGTATTGCAGGTCCAGCTACTTTAGCAAAATTAGGTATTGAAGAAACAGCAACACCAATACCTGCAAGTTCTTTTAAACTTGCAGCACTTAAAGGACATGTTCCTGACGCAGTTATTGCGCAAATCCCTGATACAGCAGCGAAATTTGGAATTACAACTCCACTAAGACTTGCACATTTCCTTGCACAGTGTGGGCATGAATCCGGTGGATTTAAAGCTGTAAACGAAAACTTAAACTACGGAGCAGCTGGTTTAGTAGGCACATTTAAAAAATATTTCCCTACTATTGAAGCAGCTAAACCTTATGAAAGAAAACCTGAGAAAATTGCTAACAGAGTTTATGCAAGTAGAATGGGTAACGGTAATGAAGCATCTGGAGAAGGATGGAAGTTTCGCGGGAGAGGATATATTCAATTAACAGGTAAAGATAACTACCGTTCTTTTGATGCAACTGTTGAAGATAACATTTTAGAAAATCCTGATCTTGTGGCAACTAAATACCCACTTGCATCTGCAGGTTTTTTCTTTAAGAGTAATAACATTTGGGCAGTTTGTGATAAAGGAGCAGATGACGCTACAGTAACAGCTGTAACGAAAAGAGTAAATGGCGGTACTATTGGTTTAGAAGACAGAAAGAAACACTTTAAAGAATATTACAATCTTTTAAAATAGTATGAAGTACACACAACATGCCAAACTTTTTGAAGA